GACCCAGACCCAGACCAAGACCCAGACCAATACATAGACCTAGACACAGACCAAGACCCAGACACAGACCTAGACACAGACCAAGACCAAGACCCAGACCTAGACCTAGACCAAGACCCAGACCTAGACCAATACATAGACATAGACTCAGACACAGACCTAGACCCAGACACAGACCTAGACCTAGACCCAGACCAAGACAAAGACCCTCTTTCAAGAACTGATATCATCTTATAATCCTTAAATTTACACAGACCAAGACCCAGACCCAGACCAAGACCCAGACCAAGACCTAGACACAGACCAAGACCTAGACACAGACCTAGACCCAGACCAAGACCAAGACCTAGACCAAGACCAATACCAATACCCAGACCCAGACACAGACCAAGACCTAGACCCAGACCCAGACCCAGACATAGACCTAGACCCTCTTTCAAGAACTGATATCATTTCTGTTTTCTTGGTAAAGGTTTATTCCATTCTGTGCAGTCAATAATTGCTTGACGTCCAATTATTAATTTACCTTCAATTGGTTCTACTTCAGAATGTTCGCCAGTTTTAAAAGAATCAGAATATCTTCCGGTATCTGGTATCCATGCGGCATCTTCAATAACAATTTCGTAATCTAAAACTTCAACTAATTTACCAGTAAAAAAATATGTTACAGTTCGTATAAAATAATTTTGACCAATTTTATACGGGTGAGGTTTATTACAATTTTTAGATAATTTATTAATTTCATTAATTTGTTTAAGTGTTAAGTTTTCTATATCTATCACGGTTTTCTCCTAAGTTAAAAAGGTATTGAATCATCTATTGGATTTTCATTAATTGTATTTTTTTCAATAAAAATATAATCCGAAACACAGTTTTTATCTGGTTTATCACCTTTTTTATCTTTTTGTATTCCTATCAAAAGATTGCCAGTTTTATTTTCACACATAAAAGCATTTAACTTACCTTCTTGATATTCTTTTTGAAGGCCGACCGTATAACAAAAATGTCTTATTTTTCTTTGAACAAATGGATGATCTCCGTTCATAATATTATCGAAAATAAGACCTTGCATTCCATTCTTATCCCAACATTTTAAAGTTAATGCTATATAAGAATTTCCTGCTTCTGAAACTCTTTTAACAGATTTAATAACTTCAAATGAACCTTGACCTTCTTCTAACAAGCAAGATACCTCCTTTTCTGTTTTTGGTGTAAATTCTAAATCTGCCATTTTACTCTCCTGTTACTTGTGATTTAAGGTGATTAATACATTTTTGAATATCATCAGATTTCATTTCATCAAATGATTCAGCAGAAGCTTTATTAAGCCATTTTTGATAATTATCTTCAGGTATTTTTAAAAGTTCAATTAGTCGTTTTACTTCTATAACTTCTTCTTTAGTTGCTAATAATTCAATTGATGCTTTCTTTTCCAATACTTTTTTACCGTATCTTTTTGCTATTTCTTCATAAGAAAATGGGAATGTCTCTCCATCTCCAAAAGTTTCTATGCGAGTTTTCTTAACAACACCAACTCTTTCTTTTCCGCGTTTTTGTATTTCAAACACAATATCAAAAAGATAATCAAGTTTTTTATAGCAATCGAAAGTTTGTCCTAAGACAATCATTCCTTGACCGTATTCATTTTTAGAATGAGAAGTAATAATAACATTCATATCAAGCCGTAAAAGCAAATTTAAAAGGTGTTTAACGCTCTTATTAGCTTCTCCATAATGACGACCGAATTCACTACCTACTTTCTTTTCAGCCTGCTCTAATAGCGTATTATAAAGCACAGTAAGAGGGTCAATTATCAATGTTTTATAATCATGTTTTGTTGTTAATAAAGCCTTTACCTCTTCTATTAACTCAAAGAAATCAGTTGTTGAGAATATAGCGCCTTCTTTTTCTTTTAGAATTTCAACATACTGATCATTCTCGGCGCCTTTTTCAGTATCTATTAGATATGGTTTTGGAAACTGAATTGCAGCAGTTGTTTTACCAACACCAGCCATCCCGTAAAATAGAGCCTTCAGTCTCTTCTCCACTTTCTCTGGTTTTCTCCCTCGAAGCGCCATTAATACTCTCCTCTATAAATCGTCTAAATTCAAGTTCACACTGATACGCAAGTTGTTGAAGATCATCTTCCATAATCAAGTCCCAAAAAGTTCTAATTCAAGTTTTTTTATTTTCCTTTCTCTTACGATCTTGTTCACATAATATTCATTACTAATGATAGAGTTATTCTTTTTTAATTTATTAATATTTCCTATTTTTTTATCAAGTTCAGACCTCAAATAATTAATATTAAGTATGTCTTGTATAGAATCATGGTATCTGTGTGAAAAATCATGCATAATGTAGCTCATAGTAAATCTCCTATCCGCAATGCGGTAACTGTTCAGTAGAGTTATAAACAGAATAATTCCAATTATCTTCACAATATTTACGCTTATAGACTTTCTTTACATCATCAAAGATATCTTCTTCGTAGAAGTTAATCACGTTATCAGTTATTAATTCACATATTGCTATTGCGAGTACTTTTTTTAATGTATCGCTTTCTTCTGTCATGTATTTAGATATCATTTCAAGTAATCTACCATCTTTTTTATCACCTTTAATTATTGCATCAAACACCAAAAGACCTTTTATCTGTATAGTATCAATCTCTTTTCTTAATGATTCAGATGCGCATTCAATAAACTCATCAGAGTATTTATTAGGAAATTCACCGTTAGTATCAACTTCAGCAGCCATTGAATCTATTAACTCACGATAACGATCATTTGACATTTAAACCTCCAATGACTCAATAGATTTCATTAATTTATCTAATTTTTCATTAACAAATATGGAATGACCACTTTGAAATTTTATACAACTACCTTTACTAAATTGAGTTAAATTCATCCCGGGCTCAAGAAAAATAATAGTTTTTGCATTTTCTTCTTCTTTAATCACGTCAATACTTCTTGTTGCTTTTATATACATCATTTATATTTCTCCTCAAGTTTATCTCCAACAGCTAAGTCAATATCGTATTTTAATTTTTCGCGAAGCTTATTAAGTGTTTCAATATGCCTATTATCAAACTCAACAGATTTTTCGTATAATTCATCGTACATATTTCTTGCATCTACTTTGTAAGTATTTATTAGTTGATTAAACGCATTGTCTATTTCACGATTTACTTCTTTCATCGCCATCCTCCCTTAAGGTTTTAATAAGTCCGATTATTTCTTTTTTTAAAACTTTAAATTTAATATTGTATATAATTACAGGATATTCTTCTTCGTAAATTTTAAACTCTTTTTCAGCAAGTTTTATAACTTCGTCTATTTTGTCCATAAATCCATCCCTAAAATAAAGCCCGTCTTAGACACATCACGGAGCCGGATGTTTTTATCCTCTTTCCGGGTAGGTGCGAGGATGTCAATATCATGCCAGTCTCAGGACACGTCACTGGCAGGACGTCCACAAGGAATCGGTGATACCTTGTCCGTTCTTTCATAAAAACCTCTTATTATTTTATGTTTCTTAACAAGATTTTTTCTACTTAAATTGTAAAGCGTTGAACTTACCCATTCTCTAGTTTCTTCTATTCTATAAAGTCTATAAAGAGCAACTAAAATCTCATCTATACTTAAACTTGTCTTTATATTAAATAAATCTAAAAGTTTTTTAGTTTTTTTATGAATTCTTAAGCCAACTAGATTTAATTCGACTTTTTTTGAAATATCAGTTATATCACTCAAATCAAAAATATCTTTTCTTTCTTTCATAAAAACCTTGTCCGTTCAAAAATAAGTGAAGGATGGCCAGAATTGCACTGGCTAGGAGCATTTTAAGTCTCTTTTAAACGCTATTAACTTAAGCTTGAGCGCTATTGCTTGTATCCATCAATGCTTTACCCATCATAAATAATTAAATTGATACTTATCTAATCATTTTGACGCGTGTCACTAAACCACGCCGCATCCTTCGTAAACTGGTGAAGATATAAAGGGTTTTCACCTTTTAATGAGTACCTATATCCCATTACACGGAGAAGTAGGGATTTGTCTTCTCATCTTCCAGACTTTGAGTATTCGTCTTCTCCACGAGGTGGCAATCTCACAATACTCATATCCTATATCTTCATAAAAACGGTCACTTATAGTTAATGACTTCGTTATTGTTTATTTAGCTTTTTAATTTGTTTGTGACCGTATGAGATGCAGTATTTCATACTTGTCAAATACTTGTCAAGTGTTTTGTAAAAAATATTTAAATTATTTTTTCGTACCGATCAAATAAGAACTTTATTTCTGGTTTTTCTAATACAATAGTCAACTCATAAGTATCATTTGACCCTTCAATTAATTTGAATTTAGTTATATTTTTTTCTGGATTATTTTTTACTTCGCTAAACACATAATCATTAAAGTTATCTTTATGTGTTCCTATTCCATCTCTTAACCAATGCGGTGAAATATTAAGAAAAGATGATATTTTTATAATTTTCACGGGTGAAGGAATTTTTCTATCATTACAATAATGAGAAATTAATGTTTGATCTGTTTCTGTACCTTGTGATAGTTTTCGTTGACTACTGAATCTCAATCTAATGGCGTATTTCAATCTACTACCTATCGTTTTTAAATTTTGCATAATTTTTTCCAAAAATATTAATGAAATAAAGTTTACTATATTTAACCATTGACTTACAATCATTTTTCAAATATAAAATATTCCCCTTATTTATTGGTCTTTTCATTTTAATTGGATTAGTGTATGGCAGCAAAACCTTATATGCCTTTTTATACCAAAGATTACATGGAGGACACTTCGCGACTTTCTACGGAGGAGCATGGTGCTTATTTGCTCCTAATAATTGACTATTGGCACACCGAAAAACCACTTCCTGATGATCTAAAAAAGCTCAGTTTGATCGCCAAAATGGCGCCAAAAAGGTTCAAAAAAGTTTTCGCAAACTTAAAACTTTTTTTCTCCAAAAAGGAAGGGCATTTTTACCATAAAAGAATTGAACAAGAACTTAAGGATTATAAAGAAAAGGCTTTAAATAGGGCTTCACAGGCAAAAAAGGCTGCTGAAACTCGATGGGGAAGCGATGCTCAGAGCAATGCTCCCAGCATGCCGGCAGCATTGCTCACAGAATGCTCGGAGCAATGCTCAGAGCAATGCGGCGTGATTGCTATATCAAATACAAATACAAATACAAATACAATCTCAAATTCAAACTCAAATTCAAAAAAAGAAGAATCAAAAGATTTCTGCGCGGAGCCAGGAAAACCCCCTGGCTCCTCGCTTGCAAAAATCGACGAACCGATTTTCATTTTCATTCCCGTTCTGGGAGGTGACGAAGTTGGGATATCCGAACGAATAGTTTTGGAATTTGTAAGCAGTTACCCAAATGTTGACGTGAGGCAAAAATTGAGAGAGATGAGGGCATGGAGTTTTTCAAATCCAAAAAAGCAAAAAACGAAAAGAGGGATTTTGAGATTTGTGAATGGGTGGCTCGCCAAGGAACAAAACAATTTTAAAAGCGGGCCTTCTGGTTACAAATTAAATGCAGTTGAACACAACCAACTTGTGCTTGAAGGAATTATCGCAGAGGAGAATCAAAAGAAACTTAGAGGCGAATATGTTAGCGACTGACAAAACTGAATTTTCTTCAATCATGATTAATTGCTTTCAGAATTTTCGTGCTGCTATTTCAACTGCGATGGTTAATGAATGGTTTGAAGAATTGAAAGGGTTTGATTATTTTCATATTCGCAATGCGTTTAGAACTTATACGAATGAAAATGAAAAGTATGCGCCTACTCGAGCAGCAATTATTAATCTTGCAAAAAAAAATGCAAATAAATTGCATTATGAAAAAATGAATGTTGATAGATGTTTTGTAGAGCCTTGTAAAAATAAAGCAGAACAAACAAGAGGAAATTTAGATGAATTTGGAAATATTAAAAATATTCGAATGTGTTCTTTCCACGATGATGCTTGGATTTTAAAAATGCAACCAAATTCACTCGCAGCAAAAAATATTCTTGGTGCGCGAAAAAGTAAGTCAGAAGCAAAAGCTTTGGGGATGACAGGTTTTGAATATTTCAAAAAATTAAATCCGAAGGTTTTTGATGCGGTGCAAAAAATGATAACTCGAAAAAGCGAATGCAGGGAGAATATTTTTGCCGTAGAGGAATATTTGAGCGGTGGGTAATGGTTATGTATAGGGTAAGGCATTAAAATTCTGCTATTGTAAAATTTAGTGGGTAGAATTTGATTTAATTTTATACTTTGATGGTTGTTTTTTAAGTTTTTTGAAAAATGGTAGTTTTTAAAATAAATAGTATATATAGAATATTATTACTGGAAATAAGAGGCAAAAAATGGTACGAATTGAGGGTGTTTCAAGGGATAATTTTGGATGTTCAATTTTGATGAAATGGGGGTTAAAAGTGGATGAAAATTTAACTATTACTGGAGTAAAAAAGTATCACAATATGGATGGCATAATAGAGGCTTTAAAAAAAATTTCTGTTGATGATTTTCAAGAAGTTTTGTCAAGGGTATTCAATGAAAGTGAAAGAAATTTAAAAATGACTGAAAGTTTAGAAGCCCAAAATATTACAGTTTATTGGAAAGTAATAATGATTGCTTTGCATAGTCAAGAAACGAGAAGATTTGGGTCTTTGAGTTCTGCGCGTGAATTTGTTGATAATTATAAAAAAATACAGGATGCAGATCATAAGATTTTTAAGGTTATTGAGGAGGAAGTTGAATGAAATTATGTAAAGATTGTAAATTTTCATCTCGGCATGGTGAACAGTCTATTTGTGGAAATAAAAATGTTAGTTTTAGTCTTGTTACGGGGAAAAGCACAGAATATTGTTTATCTGCAAGATCAATTTCAGGGAAATGTGGGCCAGAAGCTATATATTTTGAGGAGAGGGTGGAGTGATTGAAAAAATACTTTGGTATTTATTTTGTATGTTTATTGGGATATTTTTACTTATGATGACTTCTATTATTTTAATTGGTTTTGTGAAAGTTATGTATTACTTAATTTTTCAGGATAAATTATTTTTATGAATGAAGATAAGCTTTTCTTATTTATTGTAATTTTATTTTCTATATCTTGTTTTTCTATAGCATTAGGTACTGAATTTTATTTTAATTGTTGGAGTTTTCAATGAGGCTTTATCTTGTTCAAAAAATTGATTCATTGAAGGTTGATGATACAATCGGTATATTTCAACATAAATGGAAAGCTGAGCATTTGGCAAGAGAAGTAGGCGGATTTGTTAAGGAGTTTAAACTTAAACAACATCCCGATGAGGGAAAGAGTTTTGAGTTTGAGTATTTAGAATTTGAGCAAATTAAAGTGGAGTGTTTTAAAAATGAAAGATAAGCATTATCATTATTTTGTTAGTTTTATTACATCAAATATATGCGGTGGTGAATTTTATAAGTCTGATAAAATGAATAGCAAATTATTGCAAAAGATCAGGGAATATATTATTACAAAATATAACACAAATGAAATTGGAATTTTAGGTTTTTATGAATTGGAGTGCGATTGCGATGAGTGACATCAGAGAACAGAAAATTCCTGAAGATTTAAAAAATAGATTATTAAAATCTTTTCCTTCAGTTACAACGAGTGAAGTTCTGGCGCGGTACTCAGAAGACAAAATGGATAAAATTAAAGAGTGTGTTGAATATTTGAAATCAAAAGGATTTGCTGTCGAAGATTACAAGAGGAATTTTAAAGATGACTAAAAATATAAGGCGTCTTGAACCCACAGAAAGTCAGATTCAGTGTGCAATTGTTGAGTGGGCTAATCATATAAAAATATTTGATAATTTTAAAATAAGTAATTTTCTTTTGAAAAATTGCAATGAGGGAAGACGTAGCTGGATAGATGGAAAAATAAAGAAGAAAGAAGGATTGAAAAAAGGAGTAAGCGATCTTTTTTTGGCTTTTCCAAAAAAAAATTATCATGGTTTATGGATAGAAGTTAAGAAACATAATGGGAAAATGACAAAAGAGCAAATACAATGGTTTAATTTTATGAATTTGGTTGGGTATGAAACTCAATTGGTTGATGGAGTAGATTCAGGCATAAAAGCAATCAAAGACTATTTGGGGATGAGATGAATGAAAGTATTTTATTATTTATGTAAATGCATTAATTGGTTTTTTGAATCATGGATGAGAACAATCTTTTTAATATTTTTGCTGTTAGCATTTTCCGGAAATTTAAAAATTAATTTTAGCATTAATAGTGAAAATGCAGATCATAAAATTGATTTGCAAAAATGACATTTTGGGGATGAGATGAGCGAATATATTTCAAGGATTATTTCTTATATTGCAAACAAAGAAGATATTTAATGCCATCCGCTAATTTTGATAAAGTCTGCAAGCGTTGCTCAAAGCGAAAGCATATAAATGAGTTTCGGCGTAATAAAAATGTTAATGCGATATGTAATTCTTGCATTCCTACCATTAATAATCATGGCAATAAAAAATGTCCTCAGTGCGGTAAGGATAAGTTTATTAATGCGTTTATTCGTAATAGTATGAAGTGTACTATTTGCAATAAATGTTATGAAATGGCTATTGAAAAGTCAGCAAGTATGTTTAAATTAGGGTTTGAAGTTATGAATAGACTAGAAAAAAGGATTGAGGAATGTATACGCCAATAAATAGGCATAAACTTTCAGCGGAAGGCAAGAAAGTTTTTGATATGGTGGAGAGATATATCAAAGAGTGCAACAAGATTAATGCTACTACAAGGCATATTACTCTTTCACCTAATCAATATTTGCTATTGCGTGAAGGATTAAACTCTACTTATCTTAATTATGAAAATGATGGAATTCCTTTCGGTAATTTTATTATTGGGAGGGCGAAATGAAAGGAAAAGCAATTTTTTATAGAGATGGCAAGCCAGTGGAATATGATGGAATTGAGACAACTTATCATAAATTCCCTGAATGGACAAAGAAAAATATTATTGTTGATGTTTATAGTAAAGATTCTCCTGAAATTGTTGCAGAAAAAACTAATGCAGCTATAAATGGTATTAGATTTTAATGTTGAAGAAGTATTTAATGGTTATAAGTTTAGTGATTTTTGTTTGTTTAAATATGAGGACTATGCGTGGTTTTGGAATGATGATCGTTATTTAAAACCTTTTAATAGGTAATTCTTTAATTGAGGAGTAATTAAATGGCTAAAGGTAAGTGGATTCAAAGCGCCGTTAAAAAGATGGAAGAGAAAGGCACTAAAGGCTCTTTCACGCGTATGGCAAAGAAAGCTGGTGGTGTAAAGAAGGGTGGAGGGATTAAGGAGGAATTCATCGATAAAGAGCTAAAGAGCAAGAATCCTGTTGCTCGTAAGAAAGCTCAGTTTGCGAAGAATATGAGAGGGTTGAAAAAATGATAATAGATAACAATGACATAGGAATGCTTAAAGGATTAACCAGTAGTTGGACATATTCAAACAAAATTGATTTTTTTCAATGGTTTATTGAAACTCTTGAATTTTTTAAAAGTAAAAACGATGTAAGGTGGTGGTGTAAACCTCCAAAAAGCAATTTTATGTTTAGTACCCTTGGTTATTATGGAAAAATACCGTATAGAATGACTATTTTTGCTGATAATCTTACAGAAGAAAATATAGTAAAATTAGAGGCAATTTATATGCCAACCGGAGAGATAACATGTTAATCGTACTTGGTCTTTTATTTACATTGATATTTGTTGGTTGTTTATATGTTGGTGAGTTTATTAAGTGGTTTTTTAAGCCAGGGAAAGGAATTAATAAAAATGATTAAATGGTTTAAAAGATTATTTTGTTTTCATATATTTGTTTTTTGTAGAGAAACGCGCCTTAAGTTACTTGCAAATGGTAATGCAGAAATGTCTATAACAAAAAATTGCCATATTTGTAAAAAATGCGGGTACGAGTATGTTTGAAAAAATAGTTTGTTTTTTTATTGGTCATGATTGGTTTTATATTCATGATGAACTTTTACCTTTTAAAAGATGTCGATATTGCGGAAAATATGAGGTGATTGAATGATAGAAAAAATAAGGCAATTGTATTGCAAGCATTTTTATGAAAATTATGCAGAAAAATTTAAAATTAGTGACGATGAAAAAATAGTCTCTTTTGGAGATTTTTACAAACATTGCATTGCATGCGGTAAAACAAAACTTATTAAATCAAGGTGATTGAATGAAGGAATCGGTTTTATTACTGGCTTTATTTTTTCCTGTAATTTCTTATTCATTGCAGGCTGATGTTGAGCCATGCTTTACGCCAGGTCAAAGATGTGACTTGCGTATTATAAACGCAATAAATAACGCACAGCGAACAATTGAGGTGCAGGCATACCAATTGACGTCAGCGCCAATTTCAAGTGCATTATCCGGAGCCAATAGGCGTGGCGTTAGGGTGCAGATCATACTTGATAAGTCCCAGTATCGCAATAAAGGATATTCGGCAGCGATTTATTTCATGAATCAGCATATACCTGTATGGATTGATCTAAAACCTGCTATCGCGCATAATAAGGTCATTATTATTGATGATGATATCGTTATTACTGGTAGCTATAATTTCAGTAATGCAGCGCAGTTTAGGAATGCTGAGAATGTTTTGATTATCAAAAGTGATGGAGTTGCAAAGGCTTATGATGATAATTACAATAAGAGACTTAAGATTTCTGTGCCGATATCGGAATATAGCGCAGCCAGGTAGCGCGATGCTTAAGTATGACCCGTTATAAATATGCCTTAAATGGTTACGGAGACAGCATAGGTCGCATGTTCAAATCATGCTATTCCGACCATTCATCAGATATAATTTTTTCAATTTCTTTTAATTGTTTTATTTTATTTAATCGCTTATTTTCCCATTTTTCTCTTTCTTCAAATTTAAATCTTAAATTGTATTCCTGAATCATGTCTTCACATATTTTTATGTCTTCATGTAAATGTTCTATGTACCAGTATTTTAATCTTGATGCTTTTTCTTTGATATTATTTATAAGTTCTTTATCATCAGTATCAAAAAATATATGAGTTAATAATTTGCATAACGCTTCTTTAGTTTGTTTTTGTTCTTCCCATTTTTTCTCTAATTCTGTATTATGCGAATCATACACCATTCCGTCCATTCCATCGCAATTACATGGCATTATTTAATTTCCTCATGGCAAACACACTTACACGTTCTAATAGCTTCACCATGAATATAAAAAGAATAACATGGGCATAATGGTATTTTGTCTTTCTTAACCCATCTGCATAGGCGTACGAATCCGTTAGCTTTCATCTTCTCTCTGAACTTTGAATCTCTGGCTTTTGCTTTGTCGTCGTATTTCATTCGGATTTCTCAAATTTGCAGTTATCGCAAGGTTTTATGAAAATTGCACCAGTACTAGTGCCTATTTTAACTACGTTTTTTATAGATTTTATTGTGTCGTAATATATTGACAATTTAATACTCCTAGAATAGGTGGGGCATTACCTATGCCCCTAAGGTAAACGCTGGATCAAGCGTTAATTAGTTAAATATGATTTTGCAGCTTCTACTGAATTAAATTGTTTTTCAATATATTCAAAAGATTCATGATTAAATATTTTAAAATGACCGGAATCGAACGGAATTATTTCTAAATTATCTTTTTTCCATGTCTTGAAATTTTGATGACCTCTAATTAATTTTAGCAATTTTGAGGTTTCGAATTTAATTTCATTCATTTCCGTATCTCCTATATGTTTAATTCAAGACTAAAATTCCAATTACCATTGTTGTCTTGGAATGCGCGTACTTTATCTGTATTTCTATATTTACTTAATAGTCTTAATGCGCCTAATTCTGAAATTGTTGTATAAATACAGCTTTTTATTTGTTCTATTTTTGTTATTTCCTGATCTCCTGCTAATTTCTGCCAATCATCTCTAACTCTTTGCAATTGGTTGTCTGTAAGTATCATCTCCGTATCTCCCTTCCTAGTTAATTTTTACATCATGAAGTCAGTGTAACCATAGGCGACAACGTTGTCAACCGTTATTTTAAGATATTTTTGAATTAATTTTATTGACATTGTTTTATTAATAATATATAAGTCAAATATCTGTGGATAACTTTCAATTTTCTGTGGATAAGTATGTGGATAACTTTTATTTTATTATATTTATCAATCATTTAAGTTTTTCATAAATAGTGTTGAGTCGAATAATAAGGCCAGGATATCCGTTATGACCGTTTGTCTCTGTAAGCGTGAGGCGGATGGAGCATCAAGAATGATCACCGGCATGATTTTATGAAATTTGTAAGTGGAAGTATGGTTCGAATCCAGTATCCGGAAAATCATTTATTGATTTTTACAATGATGTTTGTTTATGACAATAAGTAGCGGAAACGCTCGGTGATAGTGTTTAACGGTTGCACGCCACTATTTTTAGGTATTTTATGACAGTTGATACGAATTTATTAACCAAAAAAGAGTTTGATGCTTACAAGAAAAAGCACATGAAATTTCATCATCAAGAAGAGAGAATTGATGAACGTAAAGACAAAAAGATTGTCAAAGCCGCTATTCGTAAAGCTAGACTTGGGAGAAAGAAGTGAAAAAGATGATGAAAGAGGAAATGAAAGAAATGAAAAAACCTAAGAAAATGAAAGGTAAGTTAGAGATTAAAATTAAAATGAAGCCTATGAAAAAGGGCAAAGAAAAGAAAGGCTATTAACAGGAATTTTGCAGAATGGTAGCTACTGATAACTCTACTCTATTCAAGAAAGGACAATCAGGTAATCCAGCCGGAAGGCCAAAAGGCTCAAAAAACAGAATAATTTATGATATTGCAGAAATTCTTCAGCGAAAAAAATGCAATCCTTTTGAGATACTTTCTGATATAGCTATGGGTACTGTTGAAGGATACCCAAAGCTTGTAGGTATACAGGCAAGAAGAGAAGCTGCATCTGATTTGTGCCAATATTTATTACCAAAGCTTAAATCAGTAGAGATTACATCTGATGAATTTGTAGAAGGTTTTCAAATGGTATTTAACGTTAACAAAGAAAAGGTAGCTGATGCCGTCGATAACGTACAACGCAACGAAGACAGCAAGCCAGTTTCATCTTGATGATAGCTTTTCAAGATTACTTATAGGGCCAGTTGGATGCGGTAAGAGCGTTGCAAATTGTTTAGAGATATTTAGACGTGGAGCAGAACAAGAACAAGCTGATGATGGTTATAGATACAGTAGATGGGCAATATGTAGGAGTACATATCCTGAGCTTAAGAGTACAACTATAAAGACATGGCAGGATTGGTTTCCAGAAAAGATATACGGCAAGATTAAATATGATTCACCTATTTGCCATTTAATACAAGTTGCTGACATGTGTCTCGAAGTTTTGTTTTTACCATTGGCTAATGATGATGATGTTCAGAAGTTAAAGTCATTAGAGTTGACTGGAATTTATTTTAATGAACTTCAATATTTTAGTGAGCGTTTATTTGAGGAAGCGATGGAGCGTGTTAATAGATATCCTCCTAAGAAGATGGGCTGCAAGATAACTTGGACTGGAATAATTGCTGATACTAATCCGCCAGATGCGTCACATTGGATTTACAAAAGATTTGAGATACAAAAACCAAAAGGTGAAAGAATTTTTAAATATGAGCCGGCCGTGTTGAAAGCAGATAGTATGACAGATTCATCTATTCCTCAAGCCATATCATTGGATGGCACAGCTTATATTAATAACGATAAAGCTGATTATGTTAAAAACCAGCAAGACCCTCAGTATTGGCTTAATCTAGTTAATAGCCATAATGACGATACGATTAATGTTTCTTATCAAGGTAATTACGGAATAGTTAGAAAGAACAAGCGCGTATTTCCTGAATACAATGATCGAATACACTGCATAGAATCACTTCGTTATAGCCCATTAATTGATCTTGGAATCTTCTTTGACTTCGGTATTACTCCTGCTATGGTTTTAATGCAAATGTCTGCTACAGGCAATTTAATGGTTCTTGATGAGATATGCGCTGAAGACATGAAGCTTGATGAGTTTGCGGGTGATATTTGCGTTCCTCATTTGAATAAAAACTATTCAGGATGGAAGAAGAAATATATTAGCGAAGGTGACCCGTCAGGTGGTGCTTCTCATGCTGATGCTGATAGTACTTGTTTTCAGATACTTAAAAAGCATGGAATTATTTGCAGGCCATCTCGAACAAATGCTTTGCAACCTAGACTGGATGCTGTTTCATTCTTCCTTCGTAAGATGGCTGGTGGTCAGCCAGTATTTATGCTTTCGTCTAATTGTCATTTGTTAAGGCAAGGCATGAACGGTGAATATTATTACAGCCAGATAAAAATAAGCACAGATGAAAGATATCGGGAAGTCCCTGAAAAGAATAAATACAGTCATCCTGCAGATGCTTGTCAGTATGGTTGCCTTTATTACTATTCGTTTTATGACAAGCCTAAACAATCTAAAGATTTATTCGAACTTGAGAAAATATACTAGGGGGAAATTATGACTGAGGAAGTGAAAGAAGTTAAAGAAACAATTGCAGATAAGCGTAAAAAGGTTCGCGATATGGGTAGTTTCTTGCCTGACGAGACACGCATTGAATTAATGGAACAATTAGAGAAATCTGGAATTAATCCATCAGAAATGACTGATACTGATTTGATTAAGAATGTTGCTAAAGTAGCTAATGAAGAGATGGAGAAAAACTTAAGGCATCAAACTGATCAAGCAGTAGTTGGTTTAAATTATTATTCAATGGATACGCATTTGCGTAATAAAGAACTTATTAAGCGATTGTATATGATGAATGTTCCAAAAGTATTTTTGGCTGCATTCAAAGATGAAGATATGAAATTTGATGATAAAGAGATTTGGGAAATAGTACAAAAGAGCGGGATATTGCAAATAAGTGACCCAAAAGAGATAAACCGTGAGCGTACAATTAGGCCGATTATTACGCAATGATGAAGATTACCGCCAAAGAGATTAATGACCAGATAAATAGCTGGAAAGCTTACTATTCAAAGAATAATGAGCGAGGAAAGAAATCTATTAAATTTTGTAATGGAGAACAATGGGATGCAGGAATACCTGATAAGCGTGCGCGTCAAAACAAAGAGAGTTTAACTGTAAATAATACAAAAAAAATCATGAAAAGATTCAAGGCTCAAGCAAATGAGATTGAATTTACACTTGATATTGCCCCAATAAGCAAAGAAACAATTGAAAGAGTAGAAGAAACTAATGCATTTCAATTGGTTCTTTCATCTATAACGCTTAATGATCACATGCGTAATAAGTTTGATGATGTTCTAATGAAATGTGCTGAATATGGATATGCTGCACTTGAAGTTAATTATGATCGCGAAGACAGAGATACTTTAAATAAGGTTCCTACTTTAATTGTGCATAAAGACCCATCTATGTGTTTTTGGGACAAGAATTCTATGCACCCTAACAAGATTGATGGACGTTATTGTGGTGTAGTGAGGAATGTCACGCATAAGGAAGTGATACAAGCTTATCCTAAAATGAAGGGCTCAAAGACATTACGTAAAAAAAATAACGTTATGATTGATTATTGGTATCGAGTATATGAAGACAAGGAATATTGTCTTTTAAATACTGGTGTTTATAAGCGAAAGGATTTATTAAGTTTTGATGACAAAAATAATCTTTCTAAAAAATCTGATTTATCTCAAATGGATTTTGAAGAAGATGATATTAAATACAGTCTTCCACTTACTAAATTTGAACCAGTATGCTGCATTTACTACAAAAGATTATTGAATGATGAAGAAATAGAAAAGCCTAGAAAATTTCCGCTTTATGATTTAGGTTTATTGTTTCATGATGGTTTAACGACATGGGACCCTGAGGATGGTGAATTTACATCACCACTTACTTACGATATGGAAGGTGCGCAAAAGCTTCTTAATTACCTAACATCTCAGTTAGCTACTCAAGCTAAAAATTGCAGTGGAGATAAGTGGATAATGGCTACAGAGCATGTCCCTAATCCTTCGCAGCAATTGAATGCAAAGAAGATAAATCAATATGAAGGAGCATTTATACTTGATGGCGATATATCAAAGATACGGCGTGAGCAACCAGCACAATTATCTCAATCGATGATTGAATATTCTAATCTTATTAAAAATCAGATTGATGAGATTAGCGGCGCAATGGCTAATCAGATTAATCCACAGCAGACTATATTGTCTGGTAAAGCTATGGATAAATTCACTCATAATATGAATATGATTAATGATTATATTATTGCAAGGCATATATATTTTGTTGATACTGTTGGTGTTCTTTTTAAACAAATGATACCGATGATTATTACCGAAGAAAGAACAATACTTGTTAAAAATAAAGATGGTAGCGGTAGCGCGATTACTATTAATCAATGCAGTGAAACTGGCGATATATTAAATAACATAAAAGATATCAATAACAATTTTGAATGGCGTATTAAAGCTGGTCCTAATCCAACGATGCAAAAAGAAAATATCGTAAGATATTTAACTCAGATTTATCAAATTAATCCTCAGTTATTTCAAGTTACTGGTGATATATTTATGCGCTCTCTTGATACTCCATACGCAGGAGAACTTGAAAGGCGTGTTGCTGCAACTATGGACCAGAATTTGATTGATTACTCTCAAGGTTCAATTACAAAAATGCAATATGATCAGGCTAAAAAACAACAACAACAGCAACAATTGGAGCAACAAATACAGCAACAGCAAATGATGTCTGAGATTGACCCTCAAGTTAAAAGTGCTAATGCAATGGCATTTGCTGAGCATAAGAAAGCAGATGCAATGCAATACGGAAAAGAAACAGACAGAATGGTTGCAGCTAACAAGGCAATGAAAGACCAGCAAGACTCTGATATTGATTTGGGCAATCTAATGTTAAAAGCTGGTGATCAGCATTTGCAACAACAAATAGATGCTGTTAAGTCACATTCTGATGAATCACAAAGAATTATTGATAATGCTCGTCAGATATTGATGGAGCATGAACAGCAAGAGCAAATGCAACAACAGGGAGAGCAAGGACAAAAACAACCGCAAGGACAGCAGCCACAGCCTGATCAGCAACAACCGCAAGGGGATGCAGATAATGCTACAACCCCAACAGGATAAGCCGACACCGATACCCATAAACGCTGGCACTGTTCCTGATTGGAATACAAGGCTTGGTTATCCGCAATTGCTTAATATGTTTCCAGGTGAAAGTGGTCATCTTTATTGCACACCATTCTTAAGTAAATTTTCACCTAATGCCCCAGATCAGGGAGCAAGGGCAATACATAGAACAATGTTCGGTGAAGGTGCTTATATTGTAGTGACAAATGTTATTGTACTTAAAATAGATTTTAACGGTCAATCTGCAATTATTGGGCGAATAAAAAATACTGGGTTGCCTGTTCAAATAGACGAGAATTTGCAAAATCAAATAGGGATTGTTGATGGTAGAAATCTTTATGTTTATGACCAAAATGCTGGTTCATTTTCAACAATTGGTGAAACTGAAGGGTTTCAATTTAAGACGCCTATATCAATAGTTGTTTTAAATACAGTTGCAATTGTTTTAGATTTTGATACTAATAGTTGGGCAATATCATCTGTTAATAACATGCTTGAATGGCCTGTATTAGATAATGTCCCACAAATATCAAGCCAATTAACACAAGCAGTAAGCTTGGAAACATTAAGCGATAACTTGTATATTTTTGGCTCTACAGGTATTGAGCGATGGGTTCCTAATTCTGGGAATAATCCTTATTTGTTTCCTTTCGCTAAAGACACAAATTATCGACAAGATTTTGGGGCGATTGGCACTAATAGTGTTAAACGTGGATTTAGTGAAATATATTTCTTGTCATCAAAATTCATACCAATGTCATTAACTTCTGCGGGATTAAAAGAATTGGGTGAACCTGACCCAACCGTTGGTATGGCAAAAATTATTTCTCAATATTTAGATGTAGATAAGTGCGAAGGTTCATTTTATAGTTATAAAGGTAATTATTTTTATTCAATGACGTTCCCCCTTTCTTCAAATAATTGGACTTATTGCAAAAATTCAAACAAGTGGCTATTTAATGATGACCTTATTATTTCTTCATTAGAAACTGGAGAAGTTGTGGCAAATGCAAACGGTTTATTCAATATAGAATTAACGCCGCAAGTCCCTAAAAAACGCCAATGGAGAAGCCAAAGATATTTGATGTACAAAGGAACACAACCATATCGCGCATTATTAAATTCATGTGAGCCTAAAATAGTACAAGGAAATTTACAATCAAAAGAACCAGAATATCTTGAACTTCAGATATCAATAGATTCATTAAGTTGGTTAAATACATTGCGAAGACAAATAGGATTAACCGGACAAAGAAATGCAAGAATAGTTTGGAATCTTAATCTTGCAGCCCTTGAATATACATTTCAGCTTACTTATCAAGGTATGCTTGATTTGACAATAGAAAAATTTGATGCACTTATTAAATAGGAGAACTCTATGACAACTGAAAATGATTCATTGGCCGGATTAGTTAACCAAGGCCAACAGCAGCAAATGCCTCAAGTGCCGCCTACATTCTCATACAAAGATGTTGAGGAAGGATATAAGATAAGGCTTAAAAAAGAAAGAGAAAAACACCAAAAAGAAACTGAGCAATTAAAAAATAGATTAGATGAGCTCGAGAAAAAAGTTTCTTCTGGCAAAGCAAGTTCTTCTGAAAACCTTGAATATCAGCAAGGATTAAGCGCAGTTGATCATGGACAACAGCAAGTTATGTCTGGTCAACTTACACCAGAACAATTTGAAGGATTTGTACAGCAAAGAATTACTGAAGAAAAGGCAAAAGAAAAGCTTCGCGAAGCTTTTGAAAAAGATTCTGAATTTAAGTTATTAGTACAACAAAATGATGCGATGCCTGAAAATCAACAATTGATAAATAAGGTACAAGCAGATTTGATTGTCGCCTCAGGAATAGACAATACAGCTGCAGTTCTTAAACATTTATTAAAAAATAAAAAAGACAATCAATCATTCAAGCTTGCTTTAGCGCATGCACGGATTGATGGCGGAAGATCATTGAATGATTTTATATTTGAAACAAGCGAAAGACTTCAAAGTAATGTATCTCGTCCAAGACCAAATCAATTTGATATAGTTCCTAAAGTTAGCGATATTGGTACTGGTGATGATTTTAGTGAATCATCTTATATTTCAGAAAAATATACTTGACATTTTAAGTAAACCATATCAATAATTATAGTTGACTAATAAAAAATAGTCTTCCTTAGACTTTAAATAAGCGGGGCATAGCCCAGTCTTCCTTAGACTTTAAATAAGCGGGAGCCTCGTCGACGAGGCTTTCGTCTTTCCGCAAGACGTTAAATTTAGCGATATGAAACTTATATCAATTTAACGTTTTGAGGATTTTTTTATGTCTAATAGCTTTAACGTCTCTACCCTTGTCGCCACTATTATGTCTGAGTTTTATGTACAGACAAATAACGTTTATCGAACAGCAAACAAAAAGTATGTTAAAGAATTTAAGCCGATGGGTTATGCAACAGGCGGAACAATCAACATCAAAGTTCCTTCTTATCCGCTTGTTACTCGTGGTTTAACAGTTAGCCCTACAGGCGTACAAGATTTAATTATTCCTTTTACCATTACGACTAACGATATTTATAACGTTACACGTGATCTTAATTGGTATGAAGAAATCTTTAACATCGTTGGTGGTGGTGAAGCTTTAACAAAGAAAAATCGTCAAGAAGTTGTTGATAACTATGGTTATCCAGCTTATCAAGCTATTGCTGGACAAATTGAAGCTGAAGCATCTCGAAGATTGAATGCAACGGCTTATCTAAGTCCGATTGATGGTATAGAAAAATTGGGCGGTATTAATACTTATAGTTCAATTTCACAACTCGAAACAATGGCGCAAACAATGAAATTTGCCCCTGCTCGTTTCTTGTTAATGAACCAATACGATTGCCGTACCGTTACAGATTCATTACAAAATATGTTTAACCCAGACATTAACGGCATTATCACTAAAAATGCTCGTGTTCTTGGTAAAGACAAAGGTTCTTTAGCTGGGTTTGACGTGTGGCGTTCTACTGAAATTGTTCAGCATATTGCTGGTCCTGAAGCTGGTAATACTGGCATTACAGTAACAAACGTATCTGCAGATGGTTCTCAAATTACATTGGCTGGTGTTGGTGCTTTCACTAACGTTCGTATAAAACAAGGTGATCGTATCTCTATCCCAAGCGTTCACTTGGTTTCTCCAGTAACTTATGTAAGCACTCCATTTCGTTTGGTTGTTACCGCTGCAAATGATGCACTTGGTGATGGTGCTGGTAATGTTGTCGTTACTTTATCTTATCCTTTATTGGTTTCTGGTGAACATCAAAACGTTGATTCATTGCCTGCAATGAGTGCACCTGCTGCTGTGTTCCCAAGTCACAATAACAACTATGCCTATGTTGAATCTGGCTTAAGTGTTGTGCCTTTACCATTGCCAAAAATTCGCGGTGCTGAAAACTCTGAGAATTCTGGTGAATTAGAAGTTCCTGTACATGCGTACATTCAAGGTTTGGTAACAAATGGCGATAACGTATTTCGTATATCAAATCTAACTGGTATACGAGCTTTCGCGCCTTATGTTTTAACTCTCCCAAGCGCAATTGCTTAATTTTTTTGATAGAGGCCATTAATTTGGCCTCTTTATTGAGGATAAATATATGGTTACCGCTTCGCCTATTTTACAACCTGAAGATAACAATTATTTGACATCTCGAATTCTATTTAATCAGTTTAAAGACAACTCTTTTGATCTAAGCAATTTGCTTAGTTCTGCTTTTGGTCTTAATTCTGATAATCCTGGCCCTAAACTTTTGCTTGATGGTTCAAGTAGAGCATATTTAGAGGGAAGCGTTAAAGTTGTTGCTGGTAGCCCAGTTGCGAATACAATTATTTTTGAATTACCACAAAATATTACTATTCCTCAAAACTATATTTTTCCTGTGGCTGTTTTGCGTTCTGGTGCTGTAGTTTTGAATGCGGTTCAATTAAATTATATTGGGGCCGGAATTCAATCCGTTAACGTCACAAATGGTGGTGTTTATTCAACTCTTGCTGTTCCTGTATTAACTGGTGCTGGTACTGGTGCTGTTTTAACTCCATCTATGGGTGTTAATGCAATCACTTCAGTTGGAGCGCCAGGAACTGGATATGTGCCAAATGAAATTATTACAGCTACTGGCGGAACACATTCTGTTAATGCACAATTTACTGTCAATACTACTAAAGTTGTAAGTGCAACAGTCGCTTCAGGTGGTACTGGCGGTACAAATGGAACTCAAACAGTCACAGGAACAACAGGAACTGGTACAAAATTCCAAGCATCGGTAACTGTTGCTGGTGGTGCAATTACTGCCGTTCTCTCAATTAGCGTTGCGGGCTCATATACCGTTAACCCTACTGCAATCACAAACGAACCAGTTACTGGTGCTGGATTGGTTGGTGCGACATTAAATATTGTGATGGGTGTTGGAAGCGCTACACCTACTCTTGCTGGCGCATATACTGCATTGCCTTCAAATCCTGTTGCTCAAGGAAGTGCTAGCGGTTCTGGTGTCGGAGCAACTTTTAACGTCAATTGGAAGCTCGTAAACATTACAGTATCTTCACCTGGAAATGGTTATGACTCTACATCTGTAATTAGTTCATTCACAGGAACAGGTAGTGGTGCTGCTGCAAGTTTAGTATTAGGGAATGCTAATACTAATGTTGAGGCTATTTTGGTTAATCAACCAACTACAAATGATATTGTTTATTTAGACGGTATTAACTTCTTTACTAACTCTTACACCATATAAGCGTATGATAGATGATAGTCGAAGAGATTATAACCAATGCAATTTATAAATCACTACAGGATAGGGCTTTAAATCCTGTAGTTGACCCTGGTTTTTTACTTTTCGGACTATCTGAATTTAATCAATTGCTTGATGAATGGCGTGATCACATTCCTTACAATTCATTTGTAACATTCAACAATGTTAATGATTTGCAGAATAGTAAGTTTGTACAAGTAGAAACTGTAAACTATATATTAAACAATGTTTCATTTCCTATACCTATTGTTGGATTGGATGAGTTCAAAAGAATTCAAAATATTATTGGTTTGTTAGGTTTTCCTCAAGTTGCATTTTTTGATGAACTTCAGCAAACAATCAATATTTATCCCTCTCCTTCAAACCCAACGTATCAATTTACTATTTGGGGAAAAATACAGCAATTAACATTAGGTCTTTTTGATACTGTTCCAGTAAACATGCCTCCATTCATGGTTAAAGCATTAACTTATGAATTGGCATTTATATTTTCATCTGAATATGGTGTGCCATGGGACTCTAAGAAAGAATCAATACGCCAAGCATCTTTAAATTCATTAATGCAAAAGAAAAGCATTGATTTAAGTCCTGATGTTGACATTGTTTTAGGTTCTCCTGATCAGAGAACAAACGCGCCATTTCCTTATTTTTACTTTATGTCTGGAGGTGGTCAATGAGTACGCCTGCTGTTGTTGATTTACCAAAGCCACCAGATAGACCAAATGTTGAAGACATGCACAAATGGATGTTAACGATGCACATGTTTTTAACTAATAACATGGTGACTGGGAATCAAGTGCCATTTTTTTCTACAAATCAATTAAATCAAATGGTCACTAATAATGATTTAAAACAAGCAGGTAAAACTTTTACAAATAGCGATACAGGCGCTCTTACATACGCAAAGGTTGTTGCGGGTAATTTAACGATGCAGGTACTTTGACATGTTAGACTTTTTTGGTGGTGGAAAACCTCCACAATATGTAAGCAATAAAGGTGCATTTGATCAATTTTCACAACAAATGAAAGATGCAGCTAATCGATACAATCCAATTATTGATACTGGGAATCAGGCGCGCGGAATGTCATTTGACCAATATCAAAGATTGGTTAATGACCCTAATGCTGTACAAAATCAAGTTGCTTCTGGTTTCTATGAATCACCATATCAAAAATATATGCAGGATATGGTCTCAAAAAGAATGAATTATAACTCTGCAAATACGGGGATGCTTGGAAGCGGCGCAGCTAATCGCGCACTTATGGATGAACTTACAAAAATGACTGGACAATTTCAAAATGATTATATCAATAGAGGTATGCAAAGTTATGGCCAAGGTTTGACAGGTCTTGGAGGATTAACCGATTTAGGATTCAAAGCGCTTGGCGCTCAAGACCCACTTCTCGAACAAGGTGCTGCTGGAACTCTTAAAGGTTTAATGTCTGAAAATGAAACAAATCAGCGAAATGCTGAAGCCAATTATGCAGCTAGAAATAGAGGAATTGGGAATCTCATAGGATTTGGCGGAAGCATGTTAAGCAATATTTTTGGGGGCGGTGGGATTGGCTCAGGTATTGGTAGCATGGTTGGGAATGGAATAAGCAGTTTATTCGGTGGAGGCGGAAATAACCAAGGCGGTTATAGTCCATCTAATTATAACTCTGGTAGCTGGAGTTACTAATGCAACAGCCAGGTGCGAGATATGGAATTTGGGGAGTCCCTTCTACAACTGAGCGTATGGCTCCAGTTATTAGCCCATTTGAACATGCAATTGCTGCTGCGCGGGGAACTAATGACCTATTCGGGGAGTATTATAAAAACAAACTTGAAAACGCTAATGCTAATTTAAAACAAGGAGAGCTTCAACAGCAACAGGCTACTATGGCAGATGCTATAGCGGCAATGAATGCTAAAAATCAAGCTGATACTCAGTATTATCCACAAATGCAAGCAGCTAAGTTGCAACAAGAACAGCAAACTATTAAAGAAATACAGGCGCGTACAGGATTGAGTTATGCACAAGCAAGAGAAGCTGGTGCAAGAATAGGTTTGATTGGTGCTCAGACACAGGTTGAAAGAAATAAATTGAACCCAATGGCAGAAATTGAGTCTGCCTATAATGCTTATAAAGCTGCGCCTCCTGGGTCGCCTCAGCAGGCACTTTATCAGGCGCATATCGCAAGCATGATGACAGGTAAAGCCGGAGGAATGGGTGCTGCATCTTCTCCTATGATGCAAGCAGCTATATCTAAAATATTTCCTGATATGAATATGCCTCAAGGGATGATAAAAAATCCTGCATTTGGTTCTCAGAGAAGTGGTGCGGGTGGTACTTATACTGACCCCTCGACGGGACAAGTTATATCAACACCTACTAATGCAAATACGACTCAGAATCAAAGGGCTATTCAGGCTCTTCAAAGAGTTACGCCACTCGTACAAGATTTAAGTAAAAATATGGCGCAATTTCAAACAGGTGGCGCAAAAGCAAAATTAGCCTACGAAAGGGGAGCAAATCTTTTAGGTAGTAATTATGATTTGCCTAACCAATATGCCCAAGCACAACAAGATTTAGAGCTTGCGCCAGAATCATTATTAAAAGCTTATGGCTTGAATGTCACTGATAAATCATTAGAAACAATGAGAAATGCAGTTAAGCCAATCATAGGCGAAACAACAAAAGGTTATCAGAATAGAATAACTAGAACATTAGGTCTTTTAAGAGAAAATGAAGAACAAGCTAAATCGGTTCAATCTGGCGGATATAATGTCACTCCAGGTCAGCAACAAGGACTTAGCAATGATGATATAGATAGATTATCGCAAGAATCTGGGTTGCCTCGAGATGAAGTCATAAGAAAATTGAGGAGCGCTAATGGACGATAATTACGAAGATTACCGTGATTTTAATGATATGGATTACAACACTGCTTTGAATATTCTTCAAGGTGGAGCGACAGACCAAGGTAATTTTTATCCAAAACCTCAACAAGTTCAGCAACAACAGCATGTTATTCCAGGAATGGATTACAACACTGCACTTTCTTTACTTAAAGAACCAGAATCTAAAAAAAATGAATCACGTGGAACATCTGAAAAAGAACCGCCATCTGTATCTAATCGCGCAATGGCATCTTTCCTTCATCAGCAATCACCATTAGGGCCTACTAAAAATTACGACCCAGAGGCCAAAAATTTAAGCCCTATTGAGAATTTAGGTATAGGCATAATGGATTATTCGCCTTATCTTATTGGCGCATCAGGTGCTTTAAAAGCAGCAGGAAGTAAAGCACCTGCACTCGCTTCATTTCTTGCTCGTAATCCTAAAACAGCCATGCTTGCTGAGAATGCTTTAGGCAGTACTGCTTCTGGTGCAGTAAATAATGGTATTGCTGGGGCTTTAACCGGATTAGCTACAGCACCAATTGCATCTATAGGTGGTGCTGCGATGGGAGGATTAACAAATCTCGCTGCGAAGAAATATGCGCAGAGCGCTATACCTGAATTTATACAGAAATCGACTGAAAAATTAAGAGAATTATTGCCTGAAAGTTTAAGCAAAGCTTTAACAGGAAAGTACATAATGGCAAATGTAAAAAATAATCAAAATTGGCAAAAAACTAATTCACTTGCTGAAAATTTATCAAATGAAATGGCTCAAAGTGGCAAGCAATTCAATGCAGAGCCTTATCATGGATATATTGATACTTATCTGCAAAAAATGAGCAAGTTATCTCCTGCGCAGCGGGAGCCATATCAAAACGCTATTGCATTCGCGCAGCAAGCGAAGGAATTAGCGCCGACAAGTTTTAGTGATTTAGTTGCATTGAGACAAAACCTAAATGGTGCACTTAAAAACTTTGAAAACAAATTAGGGCGCACACAAACGGATAGAAATTCTCAACAATTTGTTAAAGATTTAAAAGATAAGTTATCAACTGATTTGATTGAAAAAAATGCAGGTAATATTTCTGAAGATGCTTTAAATACTTTTAAAAATCAATGGGAAAACGCCAACAAATCACATCAAGATGTTCAACAATTCTATAAATCACTTAGTCCTACAGGAACAATTAAGCCAATGCGATCAACGCGTGAAGCGTATGAGGCTATTAAAGGTGGTGCGCCAATGGATACTGCTTTGATTGGCAAGTACATGCCTAAACCTCAACAAACTGGTATTGAAGGATTTAAGCAACTCGAACAGCTATATGGTAGCAAAGAAGCCGCGCAAGATGCGGCTAAATCATTTTTATTTAGACGTCCGTCTGAGCAGGGTGCAAATACAGTAGATGTTGCTGCTATTTATTCAAAACTTTCTCCTGCGCAGCGTAATTACATTTTTGGCGGTTCTAAAGAAGGTCAAATGTTGGAATCAGCGAATCAAGCAAGACTTGCATTTGGCCGCGAGCCTGAACGTGATTTCTGGAAAAAAGGCGCGCATTCAGCTTTATCTTTTGGTGTGCCTGGCGCTCTTGGTTTTGGTGCTGGAATCGCGACAGGTCATCCATGGGAAGAATCTGTAGGGTTTGGTGCTGGATTGGCGGGTTTAAGTAAAGGTGGTGGTTATCTCGCAGGAAAAACAGCAACACCATATCTCGCAAATGCAGCAACAAGTTTAGCTAAAAGACCAATGAGCGCAGGATTTAGTAAAGCACTTAATACATTAATGCAACAACGAGGCGGAGGCAATCAATGACAGTAGAATTTTTCCCAATAAATACACCTCTGGTTAATTATTTTTTCTATAAAGCGCCTTTTATAAGTGATAGTTATTCTTTATCTAGTGCAAGCATAGGAAATGGTGGAACATCATTTAATGTAAATGATATTGTTATTTTAGCGCCTTCAAATCCTTCAGAATATACAAATCCTGTTGTTATAAAGGTAACTTCTTTAAATCCTTCTTCTTTACTTCAAAAAGTAATATCCATTATTATAAATGGAAGTTTTGCTGGTGGTTCACATTATTCAGTAGATGATATTATTAGTTTAAACTTAATTGGAAGTGGAAGTAATATAATTTTCAGTTATATTAATGCACAAATAAAAGTAACTAGCATAGGCCCAAATGGTGCAATTAGCGGTATAACAATATTAAATGAAGGTATGTATGATAATGCTGAAGTTTTTTTTATTGTTCAAAATACTACAAGCGGTATTGGTTTTGGATTAAATATAGCGCCACCAGCATTTACTACTCAAACTTTTTCGCTTAATCTAGGAATTATAAAGACATTTGAAATAATAAATAATGGTAATTTTTTATCTCCAACGCCTTCGATTATTTCTCAAATTGGCACAAATGGTTCTGGAATTGGAGCATCTCTTACAGATTTAAATTTTGTTCCATCAAATCAAATTCCCCCAGGTCCTAATATTCCTCTTGCTGGTGGATTCTTGTTTTTCTATGCCGATGAAGATCATACGCTTCAATTGCCGACATATTCTGATATTTCAGACCCTAATAATCCTGTTGTGAATACAAATCCAATTCAATTAGGTGCGGCTGGCGATTGTCCTCTATTCTATTTAGAGAATAGACTTTATTACATTGTTATTACAGATTATACAGGCGATCAAGCTAACCCACAGCATACAATAAGCCATTATAATCCTTCAGAATCTGCGCAATCTGGAGGTAATATATTATTTAATGAAAATGCAATTGTTAATCCTCAATTTAGTTTTCCTATTACATTTTGGGAAACATCACAAAAAGAGGGTGAAATATCTCAACCTGTAACACGTGTAGCATGGGGTTGGGATTTTCAAGAAAATGAAGGAACATCATCTGAAAATTTTGTCACATTTGAAAATATAGTAGGACAAAGCATAGAAGGAACGCCAATATTTCAAATATTATTGACATGTAGTGTTGTTTCATCTTCAGAAACAACAAAAGATTTTGTTCAAACATTTGGTGAGGTTGATTATTTATCTGGCACAAACCTTACATTTAGCGCGCAAATGATTAATGAGATAAGCGGGACAATTAATGTAAATTTAATCCTTGAATTGAATTACGGCCAAGAAGGTTCTCCAACAAGATTAATTAATTTAACTACTTTTACAGTTAATCAAACGCGAAAGAAATTTACATTTTCTTTTATTATGCCAAGTATTGCAGGGTTTACAATTGGTGATAATAATTATGCAGCTATCCATATACAACCAGCATTAGGTCAAACCTGCACGTTTGGAATGACTAATGTGTTATTGCTTCCAGGTAATATTGCAAATCCTATATTTTCAGATGAACCAGACTCTTATGCTAAATCACAAATAATAGGTGATTCAGTAGATATAGATAATGCAGGATTAGATCAGAATTATTCATCTTATTATTATGCTCAAGGAACAATATTCCCTTATGCTGATACTGGCACTATAGTTCTTGCAAAAACAGGAAGTCCTCAGCCTTTTAGGCACATTTGCGATGGAAGTGCTTTACGTTTAAGTGGTTATACAAATAATATTCCAAACCAAAGATTATATAACGTAATTGGAAATACTTTCGGTAGTTCTGGTACGTTGGTTGTAACATCAAATGCAAATGTGGTTACTGTATCAAGTGCCGTAGGCGCAAGAGAACATTCAGCTTATACGGCTGGAACAACATCATTTACCGTTACAAATACTATTATTGGTTTACAAATGGGAATAAATCTCCTTAATAATTTTGATAATACGGTAACAGGGACTTTTATTGATAAATTTGCGCCAGATCAAAGTATCCCGCCATATCAAAATAATCCATTTCAAACTGGAACTGCATCAATTGCAAATTATTGGGGTTCAATCCCCGCTGGTATTAGTCCGAATACTATTTTAACAAATACGGTACTTCCTGGTAGTGGTGTTCAAAACGCTGTATTTACGATGAATTTTACATCTAATTTTCCCGCAGATTATAGGACTAGATTCCCAAATACAAGCCTAATTGCAAGCTGGATGGAGTTTTCATCTTTTGCAAACAATACCAGAAGACCCACAGGTCAAAATTCAAACAATCAACAGATATTATTCCAGCTTGATAATTTACCTGTTCCTGCGCCTGGAGAAAGCGCAAGTATAGGGCCACCATATTCAATATCAGCATCTAAACTTGTTATTGTTCCATTTTTCTCAACGCAATCAATTGCGCAATGTATTTCAACATTTTGCGCTGTGATTGCAAATCCATTCCAGTGGACAATAGTAGTTAATACTGTTCCTACTGCAGGTCAAGATTTCTTATTTTCTGATACTGCAACTGATTTTTATGGTTGGTTTAAGGTTAATGGAGTTGGAACAGACCCAGCTATTGGTGGAAGGACAGGCGTAGAAATAAATATTTCATCTACAGACACTACAACTCAAGTCGCAACAATAATCGCACAAACATTGAATTCATTTGAATATACGTTGCCTAGTCCTGCTGATTTGCCAGCACTTGCAGCAGGTACAAAAGTTTCTTGGTATATAAATTTATAGGAGTAATGAAATGCAAAATAGTATATCTTTAAATCCAGAACAAAATAATGCTAGTGTTCCTTTTTATCCAAGTATAACGTGGAATTATCTCAATGCAGATATATATTCTGCTGTATCTCAAATTAAAGGAATTCTTACCTTTAGTTGGATACAAGCATTTTTTGACCCTACTGCTTTGACTGTTAATCCTGAGCTTGCAATATGGACTGGAAAATATTTATCAGATGGCGTTACTCCATTATTGAATGGCGTTCGTTTTGCTTATTCCGGTGAAAGAATAAATATGAAAGGATGTGCTTTATTTACAACAGGTACAAATATTAGAGGTCAAACTGTTGTATCAACTCCTATAGGTGCAACCCCAGCAAGTAATTTATTAAAAGTTATAGCTTATGGCGGAATGTATTAATGAATGAAATAAGATACGGAATTATTCCATTTAATCCAAATCTAGTAAATATCCCTATTCCTGAGGATATAGAGTTTTTAATAGCTGATAACGGTGATTTTTTGATTTCAGACAATGGTGATTTTTTAATAGAAGATATAGATTGAGGTTAATTCATGGCAAATAGAATTTATGATTCATTTTCAAACCCTGGTAATGTATTGGATACAGATATTTGGCTATTATCTCGATCACCACATTCTGGCAATACAACTTTTAAAACTCAAGCGTTAGATGTATTTAATTATGTTTCTAATAAATCGATTAATAATGTTGTATATGTAAATAGCGATAATGGTGTTAATGCTGTTGGAAGAGGCTCTGTATTAACTCCATACGCAACATTAAGTTATGCGTTATCTCAAATAACAACTGCAACAGATACAAATCCATTTTTAATAGAGATGTTTGGTATTTTTACGGAAACTAATTTAGCAATAAAGCCAAATATTTATATTAATGGAAATGGTGGGTCATTAACAGTTACAAATAACATTACAGCTGATTCTTCTTGGAGCGGCGTTAATGGTATTGTTTATATATATAATTTTGATAAATTTAATCCTGCTAATGATATAACATTAGATTTATCAGCATCCGCTTCTTCTTATATAAATCTTTATAATATTAATACATATAGTAGTATAGATATTATATTTACAGGAAGCTCTAGCGGAAATGCAAAACTTACAAACAATAATATACGCGGAATAAATTCATTTGTAAGTTTTAATTTAACTAATTGTAACTATGATATGTTTTCAAGCTTAACAGGTAGTATTACATTAGATATACAAAGCGCAAATAATTTTATTGCAAATATGGATACTAATACAATATTTGGTAATTTGTTTTTATCCTGTAGCTCTACAGGAAATTTAGATATTACCAAAAAAACAACAAATGTAATTGGTGAAACTGATATTGTTGGAAATATAACAATTAGATCTGCATCATCAGGAATATGTTCTGTAACCCAAACATCTGCGTATTGCACTCACTTATATACAATGAACGGTGTAAATACATTATTAAATACTGATGCAATGTCAAATTCAATAGCATTTTTAAACGGAGCAGTAGACTCTAATGTAACTTATAGAACACTCTCTGATACGATCACAGCCGGATTTACTCCAGTTAGTTATACGCCAACAGATGATCAAGTAAAAGGTCATTTGGAAGGTATAGACAATGAATTAAATATCGGAACAGGTCGTGTCCCGTTTGGAATTGTAGGAGGCGGTATAGCTGGTGATTCAACATTTACGTTTGACATATCAACGAAAAAATTAACTGTAAATAAAATAAGTTCTTTATCTGCTGATATTGGTTCTTTTGGTGATGGATATCATGAGATTACTAATGGTTTAAGTTTAACTCTTACAAATCCAATGCCAACAGTTATAAACGTAACTAATGGCGGCTCTGGTATAAGCATAACATTGCCAGATATGACAGAAACAAGATCTGTAATGGCTAATGAATTACCTAATTTTTTCATATTAAATAATGGAAGTGAAGTTGTTAATGTATTAAATAATTCTTCATCTACTATAGTATCAATAAAAAGCGGTCAATATTATATGTTTACGGTAACAGATAATTCTACTGCAAACGGTTCATTTATATTTGAATTAACAAATATTATTGTTTCAGCAATCGCCCCTTTAAGTATTAGTTCAGGAAATACAAATCATAATGCAGGTAAGATTTCTATTTCTCAAGCAACAACCTCTACAGATGGTTATTTATCATCAACGGATTGGAACACGTTTAATAATAAGCAATCATCAATATCAACCGCAAATGTAGACACAGGCGGCGCAAATGCAACTGGCATGAATTTAATCGGTGCGCAATTATCGCTTACCTCTGCTACAAGTTCTCAGCCTGGCGTATTAACAGCCGGAACTCAGACTATAGGCGGAAACAAAACATTCACAGGAGCTATTTCAGCCGCAAATTTGTCAGGGACAAATCATGGTGATTTAGAAACGGACGTTGTTAATACGTCTGCACCTAATTCTACCGGAATGTTTATGACAAACGGTAATGCTGCCACCCCTCAAAAACTTCAATTATGTGCTGCTGATGGCAGTAATCCTGGAGTTATAACAGCCGGAACACAAACAATAGGCGGAGACAAAACATTCACTGGCACTATAACAGCTTCAAATTTTTCAGGATTTTCAAACGGATTTAATCATGGAGATGTTTCAGGAGGAACTTTAGATGGCGGAATCCCAAGTGCGATCGGCTTTTATTTGAGCGGACAGCAGTTATTCATGCAATCAGCTGGTACGAGTTTTCCAGGGCTCGTTAATACCACAACACAAACTTTTATTGGCACGAAGACTTTTCAAGATGGTCCCGTAGTTCAAAGTGGCACGACTACAGTTAAAAATGCAATTGTTTCTCCTGGCACTGGCCAATTATTTTTTGATACTACTTTAGGGAAATTGTGTGTATACACGGGCTCAGCGTGGCAAACAATCACATCCACATAAGATAACATGATGATACCAGAATATGAAGTTTTAAAAGAAAAAATTGATGAAAATTACGAAGAATTAAAAGCTCTTCGTTTTAGGACGCACACTGCAGAAAACAATATCTCCTCAACTATTGGCATGACAAGGGAAATTCAGGCTAATGCCAATTGGATAATAAAAAAGCTAGATGAAATGATGGAAATAAAAGACAGAATTAATGATAAAATTTCAGCAATGTCTGAAAAAATTAATAAAATAACTTTTGATATTATTGAAATTAAAAACAAAACTCTTGAAGAAAAGATTGCTGAAAAAACAAATAAGCTTAATAAAATTTTCAATATATTAACATCTGGCAAATTATGGTTATTTATCGGGTATTTTGTGCTTATTATGATGTATTGGGCAGATAATACCTCTTTTGCTACGCATGTAAACAATGCAAGGAAAATTATCAATGGTTGAAAAACAAGCCAGATTTGCGAGGTTGGTGGCTGAATTTATACCTAAAGCTTATGAAATGGGTTATTTGCTAAACTTTGGTGAAGCATGGAGACCTGAAATTGTCGCACAAATGTATGCAAAAATGGGAAAAGGTATTGCTAATAGTTTGCATTGTTTGCGTCTTGCTGTCGACCTTAATGCTTATTTCGAAGGGAAATGGCTTGATGCTTCCGAAGATTGGCATATTACACACCTTGATCGACTTGGACAACTATGGGAATCACTTGGTGAAGGATGCTCATGGGGTGGTAGATTTAAATCTCCAAAGCAAGATTATAACCATTATTCACTAATGCACAATGGTGTGCGGTAAAATCGTTAAATTGACTATTTTAAATTAATTTTTTGCAGAAAATATGCAAATTTTAGGTTTAAATTAGTTAATTAAGTAAAATAATGAACCTACTATACGACATCCAAAACATCATCAAGTCATCTATATAGCGGCTTTCCGTTCTGGCATATAGTAGGATTTACCAATTTAAGTATAGTATAGTTAAACTAATTAGGCAAAATAGGTAAATTTATGAATATACCGGAAGAATTGAAAGAATTTTATGATACCCTCTTAAAAAAACAAGAGCCACTAGGCTATGAATTTGAAAAATTACTTCACGATAACCTTTGGGAACTTTATGAAGAATGAAAAAATGTAAAATATGCAAAGGCGAAGGATGGGTGTGCAAAGACCATGCTGATAAAGCGTGGGGAAATGGCGATGGATGCTACGGAGGGGCAGCAATGCCGTGTATATGTCATCCATGGTTTAAAGAAATAACTATTGTTGATTGCCTTAAAGAAATGAATCTGGTTGACAATAACTCATTCAAAGTTGACAAAAATGCCCATATCGGTTGATGAATTCCCATGCGTACCAACATTAAAATACGAGATAGCGCGCTCACAGATTCGATCAGGCGACATTTTGATGTGTTCCGGTAATTCTGTACTGTCAACGCTAATTAAGGGCGCTACGGGTTCAATATGGAGCCATGTAGGATTTATTTTATGGAATAGGGAGATTGATCGGGTATTCGTCATGGAAAGTGTAGAAACGATAGGCGTTCGTATAGTTCCATTATCATTTTATACTCACAACTATGATGGCGAAGGTAAACCGTATGATGGGAAAATATTAATTGCCAGGCATTCTGATTTTGAGCATGTATATATAAAGGATTTGGCAAAATGTGCTGTTGATTTATTAGGCCATAAATACGATGCCAGAGAAATAGCTAAAATAACAATGCGTATCGCTTTAAGCAAGCTAAGCGACGATAATGAATGCAACTATCCTGAGCATGATAATGCTTATATTTGCTCTGAATATGCTTATGAGTGCTACACGTCATTGGGCGTTTACGTAAATCACGATTGCCGCGGATTCGTTGCGCCAGCTGATTTTGCTAAGACGGAAGAGGTGAATGCTGTTTTTTCATTAACTTAATTTCTGTTTCCAATTTTTGAATTTTGAATGACATTTTGCCAATATTTTTAGAAAAATTCATAATATCAACATTTAATCTATATAATATATTTCTTATTTCATAATCAATATCATCTTCTTCTGAATTTATTTTGATTTTTCTACAAAGTAAATTAAAAACTAAATCTCTTTCATATTCTCCTTCAAAAGAATGTATCAATTTTTGCTCATCATCAAGAATTATTTCAATTTTATCTTTTTCTTCTTTATATAATTTTGAAATCTTGTCAATATCGAAAACCCATTGACCAAATTTAAAATATTTTTTCATTTAATGCTCCCTAATTGCATGAATAACATTGAATACTTCTACATCTTCATCGTTCATATCCCATTCCCACGAATCATAGTGTTCAAAATCACAATAAGGACAAACTGGTAGGTCTGTATATTTATAATTATTGGTTTCGGTCATTTATAATATCTTCCTTTTATTTCAACAGATTGCAAATTATCATGTTCACGTTTTTTTATTGCTAATTTAGCAGCGTTATTACCTTTTCCACGACAGTTTAAGCATCTTATTACCCAGCGCGTATTTAATTTCCATTTTGGATGAGCCACTTGAAAAGAGCCTTGTCCGCTTTTAACATGCTCTCCACAGATGAAACAATTGCCAGAATATTTATTACTCATTTCCGTTTACATCCTCTGATCAATGCCAACAAAAGGTGTATTTTCGTTTACATCTTCAGAACGATTACGATTAGACGCTATATCTTTTGAGGGGAAAAATCCATATCTTGCAAGGCATATCCCTGCGCCACAAAAGACGGCTCCCGCTGTTAGCATAACAATCCCTACAGCTAATTTTAGAGATGTCTCATGCGGATTAGCGTCGTCTGCGAAAATAGTAGCTCCTGTTACTGCTGTTCCAATGGTTGTTAAGAAACATCCTCCGAGCGCCCATAAAAAGCATGAGTTATCTGCGTCTTCTGAATCGCTTGAATCATCTTGAATATTTAGATCATTTTTCAATTTTAGTCTCCTTTGAAAATATTAATTTCTTTTATGTACAAAAAATTTTGCTTATAAATTGTTTAACTTTCATGAAAATAATTCCTTTTTAAGAGTTTCTTTGTCTAATGCAATATAATCATTATGGCTTAATTGTCCGCCATTATGTTTATTAATTCTTATTTTGGTTTCGTTTTTGCTTCTAACAATACAAATTTCATCTATTGTTGTTTCTTTTATTCCATATTCAACATAAAAAATTGTTTGACCTACTTTTAGAGAATTATAAAATTCTGATGGGTATCTCATTGTTTAATCTCCGGTAAAGGCATCCAATGAGTAACATTTCCTAAAATATTTCCATGTACTTCTTGAGAGCAAAATGATATTTGCTTTTTTCCATTTATTTCTAATTCTATGAATACACAAACGCAATAAGAATTTTTTATTGTTCTGCATAATACGGTTTGTTCGTGAGTAGGTAATCTTGTTTTTACGCTAATCCACTTAATCTTTAGCTTCATTTTTAATCTCCTCTATTTCTTTAGCGCATCCTTGACAAAATTTATAATCTCCAGGTAAGTCTCTATTTGATTCCACTTGCAGGTTTGTTTTTCGATGTCGAATTTACCAATAGAAATTATTGACCATAACAAAGAATATTCTATTATTAAACCGCTAAGAAGTTCATCTTTTTCTTCTTTGTTTCTAGATGAATAGGCATCATGTTTACTTTTTAAAAAATCAAGAAGTTTTTCTTTATCAAGCATCTTTATTCTCCTTTATTCTAAAAAATTCAATATAAAATTTACCAATCCTTATATAAGGATTGAATTTAAACGATTTATTAAATCTATTGTAAAGATTTTCTCTACGCGAGAAAAATTGATTTTCTTTTTTTTCAAATTCATAAAAAATACCAAAATAATAAAAATGAATTCTTAAGTATTTTAAACCTCCTTGAAACATCCATCGAATCATTTATCCTTCTCCCGCATAGCCATTATGGCGTTGTCGATTGCTTCTTCAAAATCAGGTTCGTTACATAAAGGCTCTAAAAATTTCTTGCCTGGTCTATGCCAAATTACGAAAATTCTTGGCTCATATCTCTTTTGTCCAACAGGCGTATAGAATGTTTGAGCCAAATGATTGCTGCTCATTTCATAACTAATACTGCCTTGATTCATAATTAAATTTTTAATAAAATCAAGCCTGTCTTTGTCGGTTATTTTCATTATTAGCAAACCTTAATTTTTCCGGTTGTATCGTATGCAACGCTAACACCAGATGGAAATTGCAAGTATTGAACGCCATCAACGCATTGTCGCGAATACCCTGAAACATTAGCCACAACGTATCTATCAAAAAAACCACAACCTGATAATGTTAAACATAATAAAAATATTGCAATAAATTTCATAACTAATCCTCGTACTTGACCATGGCTTGAAAAAAAATACACCAACCTTCACCATATGATTGATATGGATTTCCATAAGGCTGATATCCTTCTTTTATTTTTTCTTTAATGAATAATGTAAATTCATCGGAATCATTTTTAGATACCATAATATAATCAACAATTTTTCTTTGTTTTTTTATATTTTCAATTGATCTATTTGTTACATATTTTATTAAATCATTAATAGTAAGTTTTTTATTATGGGTAATACAAAATTCTTCATCGTTTGTCATTCAAATCTCCTCAAACGTCTGTTTTTCTAGGTTTATGCGAGTTATTTTTTTTATTGAATTAATTGCTGTTGGGAATACAATATTAGGTATTTTTACGAAACTGCAATAAATATTCTTATCTTCTAACGTTTTAAAATAAGCAACCATATCATTATCTATTACAATTAAATCGAATTCATTAAGCTTCCCAAAATCAGGGCGTTTTTCTTGAATTTGTCGACAGTGGGTTGGAATGAAACTTATTTTTTCTCCTTCTTTTTCTTTTTCTGTTGGATTTTCGTATATGTTTCCGATTATTTCTATATATTCTGATGGTGTTTCACATAGTCTTGCTGATTCTCTAAAGAAACATACAGTTAACAATCCCTGCATAAATTTATCTAAATTAAAATACTCAAAACATCCATCATTGAAAATTATTTTTGCATAGTCGTAAGACTCAGGCTCTGAAAATATTTTTACAATATCACCCTCATAAATTTCTTTATCGTTTTTGTCTTTAAGCCCCGTGAATTGATTTAGTTCAAATTCATCTTCATATTTCATAAATCCTACTGCATTATCTACTGGCATTTCTGAGTAAATAATAATATTATTAAAGTCAATTATAGGATTTAAATAAAATCTTTTTTCACTTTTTAACCAAGCGCGAAATTTAATTACTCTAATCTTATTTACTTCCATTAATCTCTCCTTTTCCTCTTTCTTTCAATATACGCTTATAAACTTCTTCTCTGTGTATTGATATATCATCATCAGCTTCTATACCAAGCCTGACTTGATTTCCTTTTATAGCTAATACTACAATCCTTACTTCTTTTTCACCGATTATTATAGTTTCACCAACCCTTCTGGTTAATAAAAGCATCTTGCCTCTCCTTCCTAAGTTAAAAATATTTACCCAGACCCAGACCCAGACCAAGACCCAGACCCAGACCCAGACCAAGACCCAGACCAATACATAGACCTAGACACAGAC